CTAGGAGATTTAAAATGGCACAAATTCCATTAGTATCAGGTGGTTCACAACCAGTATTCGCAACTGACACGCTTAACGGCCCACAGTTAGCAGCAAACGCAACATACGCACCAGCAGGTGTACCAGTTAACTTCATGGGTCCAAAACTGGACTTCTTCGGAGTAGACTTAGGTGCTGATCCTTCAGCCCAAGCCGGTGTTAACGGAGCAATCCAGACAATTTTGCAAACTATTCAGCAGACAGCGACAGTCGCAATTTATCAAGTTGCTGCTACCGCTAACGTTACAAACATGTCATTGGCTTTATACCCAACAGCAGCTTACACAGCAGCTACATTACAAGCCGCTATCCGTGCGTTAGGTTCTAACGTTGCTGGTACAGGCTATGATGCATCTGGCGCAACTGTAACAGACGTTGGTTTCCGTTTAGCTTCAACAGCTACAACAGCAGCGTAATTTTAAAGTTATCTTTAAAAACACTAAACCCGCTTAGGCGGGTTTTTTGTTGGCTGTCTTTTCTATGACTAAGTAATATTGCTCGTGTTTTAACACACACACATTCACACAAGGAGAAAACTATGAGCAAAACACCTTACGAGATTCGTCTCGAATTACTAAAGCTGGCCAAGGATTCATTATATGAGCCAGTATTCCAAAAACGACAAAATCTTATGGACGAATTTATGTCCAAACGAGAAGTCTTTGTTGGAGTAGAAGGTCCTACTGAAGAACAGTTAGCCTTGCAATTTCCCACAATGCCAGACTTTCCCAGTACGGATATGATTATTGAAGAAGCTAAAAAACTTAATCTGTTTGTAAGCGAGCAATAATTAAAGGCCCCGAAAGGGGCTTTTTGTTGACACTATATTTTAATCAGTTAAATACACACATATTATGATGGTCAGCAAAATTACTGAAATAACAATTTTTGAAAGCCCGGACGGAGGACGTACGGTGTACGTCCGTAAACCTGGCGATACACACCGGCATTTACTTTCCACCGATCAAGTTCTTGACAAAGAAAAAGCTGAATATAAGCGTTGGATAAAAATATTTAATGCTAGAAGAGATAATCCATCACTTAATGATATATGCACGCAGGCTGAAATGCTATATGAACTATCCAAAGACTCTGAATGAGATTTTCTTGTAAAACTTTGTTTGATATTACTGCCACCGGGGTTACCGGGCATTATAAATCCTCGAGAGTTCCGTTTATTGACGTTTCGGGGAAGAATATTGTAGATGAACGCTCATGGAATCATGCAAGAAATCAACAACGCAATTGGGAAACTGTAACACAATTGATTGGATTGCGCACACAGATAGCAAAATTAGATAACCCGACAAAATCTGATAGCATATGGAATTTTGGGTTTGAAGTAGATACACCCTATGTATACGGATCTGAGGAAAACCCCACTGAGATGCTGTTATCCGACTGTGCTGGGGTTCCCATGTTAATACAACTGGGAAATAACGAAAATATAACCCCATTTTTAGTAGTTAATGGTGTCGATCAAAATATATGGTTTAGTTTATTAAGCTAAATATACTGTTAAGGAAACATTATGGTTGAACCCACCGACATTGAGAAGAAAAGTCTAGAAGCGCATGTTGAATTATGTGCTGAGCGGTACAACGCACTTGAAAATAAAATAAACACAGTAGATGACAAAATTACTCATCTTTGTTCTGAAATAACCGACGTTAAAGTTTCTTTGGCAAAAATGGCTGAAAAAAACAGTGATCGGTTAATCGGATGGGGTGTTGGGATTATTGGAACATTAGTGGCAATCGTAGGATACTTTATAGCACACTATATTATAAAATGATGAATGACATGGATATTGATAAAGCCTTTAGGAAAGAGTTTCCTAACATAACTACTAACCTTATTTTCCAAAATGAGGCTGGTGAATATGAGGTATTTGGTCGATATGTTATTAAGAAAGAAAAAAATGTATGTCGTGTTTATTGTTCTGCTACCGATGCAGGTACGTTTAGCAGCACAAAAACAGCATTAAGTTGGTGTATAGCCGCTAAGTTTTCCAATTATAACTTAGCTCGAGATATACTAATTTTGGATAAAAAACTAATGGATCTAACTAATGATATTAACACACGGGCAAATGTAGCGGAACGCAGTAAAAATTCGCTATTCCGTGAGACTGTTGAAACCAAGTTAGAAACTAAGATTATCCATAAAAAGCAGGTGGAGCAACAATTAACAAAATGCGTAAATTACGCTAAATACTATCAACAAAAAGGATTTAATAATGAAACTGTTCGAACTGGCCGCGACCACGCCATCAAAACAAGCCGCTAAGGTATTTGAAAGTTACTTCGGTGACAGCATCAACGTTGACGTAATATCAACACGTCAAGCACGTACAATGCTGAAAAAAGTAAGCAAGCTGGTAAATGAACACCGAGCAACTCCCGCTTTTCATAGTAGCGAGCAAAATCCTACTTACTTAAAACTAATGATGATGGAACGTGTTTTACGGGCCAAAGTACAAGAAACACCAACCGTAGGTATGGCCTCAACAGTTGGTGCTACTCAGAACCAACAACAAGATGCAGTCACTGCTCCGCAACCTAACTCAGTCGCCGCCGCTGGTGATGCTGTAAAACAAGCAGCCCAACAACAACAGTTAAAAACTGCTCAGCAGCAACAACAGAATGTTCAGCAGGCAGCTGGTAATCAAACGGCGCAGATGCAAGCAGCCGTATCAGCGTCAAATCCAGGACAAGCCCCGGCTCCTGGTCAACAACAAGTTCAAGAAATTAACATGGCTATGGCTAAAGTTAAGCGTGGACTACCATTGACAGTAAAAGAACAAAAGTTAATTGCCAAGCGAGCTTTACAAACAGAAAGTAGAAAAGTTCGTCGCCAGTTATATAATGTACTGCGCGAATCAGAAATTCAGCAAGCCCAGGTAGTGCTGGCAGCTAGAGCAATGGTTGACGACATTCAGAAAATGTTGGAAGAAGTATCTAGTATGCAGTTTAAAGACCTACCAGCATTGGTTGATGAAATGAAGAACCAAGTAGGTGTTGATCAAGCAATGCAATTTAATCAAGATGCGGTAGCAGCCTTGGGTGGACTAGTACAGAATATTCAATCAGCTAAACAGCAAATGGATCAAGCACTGGGTATTGTAACTGGTCAAGCGGCACCTTCACCACTTCCAGGTCAAGACCAAGGAGCCGGTTCAGACCAAGGAGGAATGCCCGGCGGAGCACCTGGTGGAGAAGCACCCGGAGGAGAAGCACCTCCAGAAGAATTACCGGCGCCAGATACAGCGGGAATAGGTCGGGCTAAACGGTAATGCTAATTTTTGAAGTAGAAAACTCTGCCCCTCTTGATCATACCAAGCTAATGGCTTTGGTACAATTCCTATCAGGTCGGGCTAACGATACTAATGCAAAAAAAGAAATATCGGTGGGGGCATTCGTCAATGCAGCAAAAAATCTTGGGCTCGATCTTGATATCGATCCCAATAATGATGCAGATGATGAAGAAATTGCCGCACTAACTGCTAGTCCACCATTAAGCAATTTACTATTACCATACGAACCAGGTTCGAAAATTATTAAATTTAAAGGTAATAACGACACCGGGGATACTACAATGCCGGTGAACAATGCCCAAAACATCGTAGCACAAAATGCCAAATCCGCAATGCCCAGTAACCTAAAGTAAATAATTCAGCTAAACTACTTGACAATTAATTAAAAACTAAATATAATTAACTTGTCGTTCACTTAATGGAGTTTTAACATGAAAAAACTTATCCTAACGGTATTACTTTCAATTACAGCAACTTCAGCTTTGGCTCAACATGGATACCGCAACGGTGGAAATGGAGGCTATCGAGGTGGCCATAATAACTACAATAGTTATAGCTATAATGGTGGTGGTTATCGAGGCGGATGGGTCGCCCCTGCTATCGGTGGATTAATTATAGGTGGACTCGTTGGCGCAGCGGCGGCGGCACCGTACTATGCCCCAGCCCCTGTGTATGTGCAGCCCAACCCAGTATATACCCCTCCTCCTATGCCTCCCTATGGATATCATCACGAACAAATCTTAGATGCAAATTGTAACTGTTATGTTACTATATTGGTACCAAATTAATCAAGTATAAGTACAACAGTAATACAAAAGGAGAGTTATCATGTTTGAAACATTATTATGGCTTGCAGTAGGCGCATTTATTGGATGGAATTTCCCACAACCAGACTTTGCTAAAAGCATACAAGCAAAACTTGCTGGATTAATTAAAGGTAAATAAAAAAGTTATATGGCTTACGGCGAAAAAGTACTAGATCATTATGAGAACCCCCGAAACGTAGGGTCCTTTGCTAAAGATGATGATGACGTTGGCACAGGCATGGTGGGAGCACCTGCATGTGGAGATGTGATGAAGTTACAAATAAAGGTGACGAATGGCATTATTACGGACGCACGTTTCAAAACATATGGTTGCGGATCAGCAATTGCAAGTTCATCGCTGGTCACTGAGTGGGTCAAAGGAAAATCTCTTGCGGATGCTGGACGAATTAGAAATACAGACATTGCCGCAGAATTGGCACTTCCGCCCGTTAAGATCCATTGCTCAATTCTCGCAGAAGATGCGATCAAAGCAGCAGTAAAAGATTATATAAGCAAACATGATACTACCAATCAAGAGATGGCCGGACCCCATACTACTACAACCGTGCCAACCGTGGGACTTTAACAATCCGCCAGTTGAAAACATAAGTCAAGATCTTCTTGACACTATGAATAGTCAGATGGCGCTGGGGCTTGCTGCAAATCAAATAGGCGTCACATATCGTGCTATAGCGATGAATGTGCAAAACGGTGTATATGCTGGCCAACAGTTAGTGCTGGTAAATCCTGCGGTAAGTAAATTATCCGAAGATCTGTGGGAACATAGAGAAGGTTGTTTAAGTTTTCCTCGAGTTGAATTAACTGTCGCTAGACCCAAGTTTGTGTATGCTCGATGGCAAGATATACAAGGCAAGGAACACAGTACCGTATTCAGTGAACTTGATGCTAAATGTTTCCTACACGAAATAGATCACTTAGATGGAAAAGTATTTAAAGATTACGTAAGTGATTTAAAATTTATGATGGCAGCTAAAA